CGAGCAACTGCGTGCGGATGAAGGTGAAGCCCATGAACTGGTTGACCTCGCCGTTCACCAGCGCCTTCACGTCCGCATAGCGGCTGTTCGACACTTGATCGACGTTGACGAGCAGGTCATCGAGCTGCTGCTGGGTGACGAGGAAGATCAGTTGATCCCCCATGACTCCGGTCTTGTTTTGACCGGCGGCCTCGTTCTTCCCGAGGATGGACTTCGCCTTGATGATCTTGGCGAGGGTGAGACCGGAGTTCGATCCGGTTCCGCCGTGGATGTAGTTCACGGGCACCTTCTGGCCGTTCGGAAGGTCAACGGCTTCGTCGCCGTCCTCGCCGATGTAGGCGGTTCCGGTGGCGGCCTCGATGACGGCTTCGTCATAGGCGCGTTGGAAGGCGGAGGCGTGGGAGATCACGACCGCAGAGCGCGGGGAAGTGACATCGCCGAGGAGTTCGGCATCCCATTCGTCTTCGTGGTAAACCTCATCGTAGGCGCGGAGCGAGAGCTTGCGCTTGGCGAAGGGAGTATTCGACGGGATGGTTTTCCCTGACCGGGTGGTGATCAGGCGGGCTTTGGACTTGCCGATGAAGTTCAGGAGCTTGCGCTTGCCCTTCACGGTTTCCTGACGAACGAGGGAATGCACGCGGCCTTCGTTTTGCTGAACCAAGTGCTGCCAGTTGGCATCGAATTGGTCGGTATAGAATTGGTCGATGGTTAGATCAGGCACGGTTTTGAGTGGTGAATTGTGGTGGATTCACTCCCCTTGGATGGGCCTCAAAACGAGAGCCCGGAGAGCGGTTTAAGGCTTCCGGGCTTGGCTGTGCGGTGATCGCCTCTGGTGGGCGGCCTCGCTCAAGTGGTCCGTGGACGGGGCGAGCGATACCACGGGGGAGGGGAACACGTCAAATCAAAATAGAAGCGCCCGCCCCCACAACCAGCCAGAAGGGAGGCGGGCGCTTGTCACGAGTGGCCTTTGCGACTGTCCCGAGACGCGAGGGCCGGAAGCTCTTTCACCCGGCACGCATCCAGTTGCGCACCTGGTTGTTCACATCCTCATCACCGTCCCAATACTTCTTGTAGAGGGGGTTGTTCGGGTTACTGATGACATCCTGAGCCTTGGCGCGAAGGCCGCCAGCGCTGTTCAGGTCCGATCCCTTGGCCAGCGAGTCTTCCGACATCGCGGCACCGGCACGGGCGAGAGTCATCACGAATCTGGCATTGCGGAACAGCGGATCGCTTTTCACTTCCTCCGGGGTGAATCCAAAGGTCAGCGCGGCACGTTCGGCGAGGGCCTGCTTCTTCACCGCTTCGGGGCCGTTCCCCCATTCCTTGGTGAGAAGATCCTTTTGCTTTGCGAACTCCTGAGCTTCGAGCGCGGCGGCTTGCTCGGCTGATCCAGCGACGGACTTCGTAGCCCGCGCCAGATCGAACTCTTGGAGCTTGGCGACCTGCTGAGGCGTAAGGCCGATGCCATGCGCGAACGTGGCGAACTCCTTCAACTCGGCTTCGTCCACCTTCACGCCATCGGGGAGCTTTTCGGGGACTTTCAGGCCGTAGCCGTCCGGGGAGTCAGGCACGCCGAGGCGTTTCAGCACCGGTGCCCATGCTTCAGGTGGAGCGTCAGCGCCGGGGATCACGACCGCATCGGCCTTTTTCCCGAGCAACTGCTGAAGGTTCAGCGTGTGCTGGAGAGCCTGCAACGGATCGGAGTATTTCGCGAAGTGCTGACCATGCTCCTTGAGGTTGTCGGGAAGCTTCTCGACGTAGCCGGGAACGAACTTGCCGTCGTCGCCGATCAGGGATCGGAAGTCAAACGCCCCTGTTCCCGCATTTCCTTGGCCTTGCGAGCCTGGCGTTTGACCGCCTTGCGCCGGTGCCTGTCCTTGCGAACCTTGGCCAAGCAGGCTCTGGCCGCCCTGCCCAGCGTTGCTTGCAGAACCTCCGCCGCTACCGCCTTCACCTTGGCCGCCCTCTTCATTGTATCGGAATGTGAATGGTTTCATGCGTCAGGGGTTAGGCGTTCCAGTCCATGTCGGAGCCGAGATCGCGATTCGTCTCGACCTTCTCCGTGAGGTGGGTTTTGCGCGTGGCCATGTCGGCGTCGCGGTATCCGGTCACTTCGTCGATCCCGGTTTCGGGGTTGGTGACGATCACCGGCACCTTGCCCTTGCCCTTCACGCCGAAACGCGCGTTGAACTTGTCCGGGCGGTGCTTGCGGAGCCATTCGACGTATGCCGGGGTCTTGTCGCCGAATTGCGGGTTCTTCTTCGGCGGTTCCTCGATGCTGTTCTTTTTGGCGAACGCAAGATCGTCGTTCCAGTCGGCGCGAGCCTTTGCGGCTTCGGCCTGGGCTTCCTTCGCGATCCCTTTGTTGTCGGCCTCCTCCTGTTCGGCTGGGGTGAGCTTCTTGACCGGCGCGGCTTCGGGCTGCGGATCATTGGCCTTGGCTTCCTCCTCGTCTGCCTTCTCGCGAAGCCAGCGCGTCACGCTCGCCTGATAGTTCTTGGCCTCCGGTTTCAGGGTGAGCTTGTCGCCTTCGAGTTTGCCGATTTCCTCTCCCTTGCGGAAGAGCCTCCCGGCGCTGTCGATCATGTAGGGTTCCTGTGTCTGTTCGGTGCTCATGTCGTCAATCGTTGTTGGTTTCGGGTTCTCCGATGAGGCGTTCCCCCATCGAAATCTTGTGCTGGATACCCCAGATCACCGACCGCTGTCCGAGCCAGTGGTGAATCGGGTGTTCCTTGTCCTGATCGACCGGACCGGCCTGATCCCAGCCGATGTCACGTTTCAGGGTTTCGAGCAAAAGTTTGCCGTCCTCGGTTTTGAACAGGCGGGCGAACGCGCGGCATTCCTTCCGCGCCTGGCGCTTCAATGATCGTTGAAGATCATCGTCGCCCTCGTCATCGGTCAGTGAAATCGCGGTGCTTCTCATGCGGCCTTACCTCCGAGCGCGGACGCCACGGCGTTGATTTGTTCGGGCTTGAGCTTTGACGCGGCGGTCATCCCCTGCGCCGCCATGGCCATTTGCTGCTGCTGCATCATGGCTTCCTGTTCGGCTTGGATCGCGCCGTTGTATTCCGCCTCGCTGGCCATCCATTCTTCCGGCACTCCGAAGTTGCGGCCAAGACCCTTCGCCGCGGCTTGGATCTTCACCACGTGGCGCACGCTTGGATCGATCGCAAGCATCGGCTGGAGCGATTCCAGAAGCGACATGAAGCCGGCCGATTGGAGCGAGCGGATCGCCAACGCAACCCGCGAAGTGAACAGGATGCGCGGCGGGCGAACATGGAAGCCCTCGCCGTCCTGCGCAATCACCGAAGGCGGCGGCGGCGGGAAGCGCATCTGCTTCATGTAGATCCGGAACACCCGCTGAAGCAGCGGATTTAGCCATTCTTCCTGCATGCGGACGAACGTCGGCGAGAACAGCACGAGCTTTTCCGTTGCTCGCTCTGCCACCTCGCGGGCAGTCATCTGCTTGTCCAGTTGCGAGAACATCCGGAACAGGTCGTAATGGTAGGCATCCTTGATTTCCTGCTCGCGGCGTTGGAGGCGTTCGATCCCGGCCCGGAAATCGCTGGTGTTGACTCCCCATGTCTCAGGCTTCGCGTTCTGGAACGGGTTGTAAATCGTGACTTCACCGGCACCCATGCCCACGACACCCTCAAGCGTCGAAGGGATCAGCATGCGGGGATAAAGCGCGACTTCGGCCATGCCGTCCATGAGGCGTTCCAGCATGTTCAGTTGCTTTGCCGCCGGGAGCGCCTGCCAGCCTGGGCACCATCCGTAAACCTCCGATCCCCACTTGAGGTATCGGCTCGCGAGGTAGGGATTCGTTTCGTATCCGCCCTCCCGCAGCAGGTGCTTTTCGCCCGGCACGAACCAGCACGAAGCCACGCCCATGTTGAGCGCATCGAGCTTCAGCGTGTCGCGGTCCTCGCGGGGATACACGGCGTGAACCACGAGGAACTTTTCAGAGTTCCGGCGCTTCGGATCGGCCAGCGCGTCGGCGATCTTCTTCGGCAGCTTGGCTTCGCCGAACTCTTGCGCGAGTTGAACGGCGGTCATGTTCCTCTCGCGGAACGTGGTATCCACCAGCTTTTCGGAGTTCTCCGCCAGTGAGTAGGTTCCGCAGGGAACGGCATCGAAGATCAGGCCGGATGCCGATGTGATGGACTCCTCGACATAGATCAGGCCGGTGCCGAATGCTCCGCGATCAAGGCAAGCCTCGTGCGCCTCGGTGTAGAAGTTCGACGTCGCCAGACCAGCAGCCATGATTTCGGCACACTTCGCATACCAGCGGAAAGCGTCATCACCGGCCATGTCGGCGGGCGGCTCGGCGGTGAACCATCGTTCAGAGAACGGCATCGCGTAGGACATCTGGCCATGCGCCAGCGTCATGTTGCACTGAACCGCCGTGGTGTTGTAGAGCCTGCTTTCCTTGTCGCCGCTCGGGGTGGTGTTCTTCGTGGTGATCTCGGCCTTTCGTGGCGAAACCACGTTGCCAAGCTCCTGGCACCACGAGTCCCAGGTGGAGCGGTCGGACTTCAACGCCTCATGGCGCTGGCAAAGCTGTTCGATGTCGGCTGGCATTACTCGGCTGGCGCGGTGTTGAGCATCCAGTTTTGCAGGTCGGCAATCGCCGCCGCCTTCTCGCGCTTGCCGCGTGCGTCGATCACGTTTTGCGCGGCTTCGCGGAGGGATTTGAAGCGTCTCTCCACATTGGCCGCCACTTCGTATTCGGTGTAATCGCCCTCGGCAATTGGCTCCACTCCGTCCGACGATATGACGTTGAACCCGGTTTCATCGGGCGATTGGTCTTCAATGGCTGTGACTCGGTTCATGGCTTTGGTGGTTTGGGGTTATCCAAGAAGGGACTTCTTGCCGGGTTCGTCGGCCGATCCGAGAAGGCTCTTCGGCTTGACGGTGGACGCATACCCGGCGCGTTGGAGCGCGTCTTTCCGCGTGCTGGCGCTCTCGGCTGCGGTCATTTGGTTGGACTCGCGCACCGGAGGCGGAGGGGGGATCGGTTTCGGAGGATCGCCGCCCTTGTGGAGTCGGCAAAGCCTGCCGTCAGGGCCGATCAGATCGGGCGAAAAGTGGGGTCCGGAGTGGTCCGAGTGCATGGCCTTTGAGGGTGTCGTAACGGTGGAAACGCAAGATGTTGCGTCGCTCAAACGAAACCCACGTAACAGGTTGATGCGGGAATGTCCAGAACTCTGACGTGCGCCCCGCGGCGAGGTAAACGTGGAGGCAGTCCCTCGGGGAGCATGTCAAATCGTTCTCCCATGGGTTCACGATGGCGGCGGCCGGCCAGTCCCGGCAGACGTATCGGGCGAGGATGAAGGCCGTTGGCGTGGCGATCACGATCCCGTGAAGCAGGTGGGCTTCCAGATCCTCGCGGAACGTCCGGGCGCACGGCTCGCGGGAATAGACGGCGGCGGCTTGTTCAGCGGGTGACACGGATCTTCCGGAAGTTGATAGCCCCGCCCCGCGAGACTCGCGGAGCATCATCCTCGAAATCGTCGGCAATCTGCCGGACTCCCTTCGAGACGGTCACGCGGGCGGCCTGCTTGCCTGCTGACAGCCTCGGCAGGTTCTCGGTGATGATCCCGGCCATCTCCGCTTCCGCGATGTAGCCGAAGGCGTCGGCGTCGTGGGATGCCCAATCACCAACGATTTCGCTGCGGATGCTAGCGGTTTTCGTCTCCGTCTTGCGGTGATAGGCGTCGAGCGATTCTATCAGTTGCGCCGTCGTGGACTCCCGGAAATAGATGTTCGGGAACATTTCCCACATGCGATTGATTCGGCGCTCGGGGTCATCGGTTCGCGGAATGACGCAGACGTTTTGCAGCCCTGCCGCTGCCAGTTCCTCGACGAATGACAGCCCACCAGGCCGCTTGCTCGCTCCATCGTGCGGCAGGCAGTGGCAGCCGTAGGCGTAGCCCTTTGCCAGCATGTGAGCAACCCGCTCGCCCGTGGTAAGCCGAAGCCCCTTGTCGTGGTCGATGATGAAGAGGAACGGCCCAACACGCTGGAAATAGACGACGCTGGTATTCTCCGGCGAGCCAAGATCCCATGTCGTGTGGATAAGCGCCCCCTTGTCCGGCTGAAACTCCCGAATCCGCCCTTGCGCCTCAGCCTCGGCAACCTCTTTCGCGTAGATCGCTCCGGGGCGGCCGACGTTCGGATTACACTCGAATTCCTGTTCGTAGATGTCCGGTGGAGTAGTCCGCTTGATGTCCTCAAGCTCCGATGCCGGGATAATTCCTGACTCGGACGCCCGAAGCAGAAGCGCGAACCAGCTTGGATCTTTCAGCGCGTCGGTGTATCGCTTCCACTGGCCTTTGCGCCCCTTGATGGTGCCGATCCAGATTGCCCAGCCTTGGTAATCGGACAGGCAGGGACGGATGACTTCAGGCCACGCCATCGGGTCCATGTCTTCCGGTTCGTCAATGACCACCCCGTCAAAGTAGAGACCGCGCATCCGCTCGTAATTTTCCCCGGAGTAAAGTCGGATTGTCACCCCATCGGCAAAGGTGATTTTCAACTCGGATTCGTTGATGTCGATCCCCGGAATCTGCCAGACAAATCGCTTGAGGTAGGCCCATGCAATATCTTTCGCCTGCTCGCGTGTCGGGGCAATGTAGGCGTAACGGCACGGCGGGCCGGGGCGCTTGTGGGTCATCGCGCGGACCAGCAGCTTTTGGAGGCTTGAGAACGTTTTGCCTCCACGGCGATGAACGATCAGGCAGCACCATCGTTTTGCCGTGGCAATGAACTCGCGGAACTGCGGACGGGGAACGATGTTGATCCTGATGCTCATGCCGATTTGTCCCCTCCGATCGTGATTTCAAGATCCACGCTCCCGGAGTGTTTCAGGTCGAGCTTGTCGCCGTATCGTTTTGGGTCCCATTTGGCGAGGAGCTTCAATCGGGTTTCGACCCTAACCCGTCTCGATGCTGGATCGTCGGTCCTGTCGTCGGCAATCGCCATGCAGTCGTCAGCAATGGCATCAAATCCTGCCACTCGGGCGCGTGCGATGGCTTGGGAAAATGCCTCGTCTCGCTTAGTCCAATCCCACACCACTGAAGGATCGGGCATCTTCACATCCCGGCAAATCACAGCCAGAGGTTCACCCCTCGAAAGTCGCTCGCAGATTTCTTCCGCGATTTCCTGAGTGAATTTCGATGGTCTTCCCCTTGGCCGTTTGGTCGATTGGTTTTTCTTGCCCATGTCGTTCTTTCCCCCCTGAGATTTTAAGCACGGTCGTCAAGCATGGAATCCGAACAGTCGGATGCAGCCGACCTTTTGGGCGGCTGATCCTTGGTGTTATGCTGAGAATGGAAGAGGTCGCCCTGGGAGAGTTCGCGCTTGATGCGTTCCACGGCGGTCGCGTAGTGCGCGGGGTCGCGCTCAATGCCGATGAACCGACGGTCACTTCCGACGCAGGCCACGCCAGTGCTTCCGCTGCCCATCCAAGGGTCAAGCACGATAGCACCGGGTTTGGTGTAGTCGCACACCAGCCGCTTCATTAACTGTATCGGCTTCTGTGACGGGTGGTTTGCGAACACGTCGCGCACGATTTGCGCCGCTATCGGTGATGATATTGATCCGTAGGGATAGACACGGAAGGTCTTGCCGCCATTACGCTCGAAGATTTTTTCGTAGTGGCTCGCACATGCCGCGCCACAGACCTTGTGCCAGATATGCACCGCTGTTGAGTCGAGTGGGAAGTCGGCCTTGGCTGTCCAGAATATTAGTTGCAGGCATTCGAGCGATTTAAGCGTTGCGAGGTCTTCGGCACGGTAGCCGTAGAGCTCCGCGTGATAGTCGGGATATGGTGGATCGGTTATTACAACGTCCACTTTCCCCAGCTTCGGCATGATGTCCATGCAGTCGCCCAGATACAGCATCACTCGGCCACAAGAAGAGGCATAACAAGACGCTGCTCCCAATGAGGAGGGTGGGGTGGTCGGTTCTGTATTCATGGCTTTGTTTCGCCCTCCTCATGGGAGAGCTTATCGTTCTGCTGAGAAATTGGCAGTTGCGAAGTCGGTTGGTATTGTTCGGGCGCTCCAGGGATTCTTCGCATCTTCAACCGCTTCTTGTCGCGCTCAGGCAGCCAGTCGGGAACGAACATTTCAGACAGAAGTATCCGCTTTTCGCCGTGCGCGGGCGTGGCGAACACTTTGGTTTCCTGCTCTGTCTCAGTCGTCACTCTCCGTCTTACGATTCGGTATGCTATCGAGAGTCCGCGCCAAGTCGGGAAGCATTCACGAAGTATCCGGTCGTATTGCCGCTCGGCGCGTTCCACGGACAAGAACCCGGTATTGATTTTGAGGTCGTGCCAAGCTCCACCGTTTAGCGATGCTTGGATGTGGTATCGAATCGTGGTCGTTGATTTTTTCATAATTCGGGAAGAAGCAGAACAAGCCATGCGAGGCAACCGCCGATCAGCCTTGTTCTTGGTTCGGAGTCTTGCGCGGCGGTGCCTCCATATCGGCGTTCGCCCACTCTAGGCAGCGCCAAGGACTTCGCAGTTTAGGCGATGCGCAACGTAGTTCGCCAGC